ATGCTGCTTTATTTCAGAAACAACGGCCGCACTTGGCTCTATTTCGAACTGATCTATGTTGCGAAGGTTTGCCGTCGGCACTTCCACTCGGTGGGTCAATCGATTCGCCTCAATTGGTCGAACCTATATTTTATGTTCTTCTATTGTTCCAAGCAACCCGCGCACTTTACTACCCCCAGAAAATCCGCCTATCCGCAGTACACTGTAGTCGCCGAATTGTGGATTGTGCTTGCTTGTATCGGATGCAATAAGGCATTGATTATTGGGGCGGCAAGCTATGACTGAACAGAAATTCCGACCGCTAACACTTGGGCAATTGCCAGTGGAGGCGTTAAAACAATTTGGGCTGGAACTGACTGCTGGTCATGTAGCATTTACCATTCCAGCGCAGAAACATGCCTTTGAACGGCATCCAGACACTTACATGTCGTGCTTGCCTTTTCTTTCACAAACCGTAACTGAACCAACGCATGTCGGTCAGTCGCCCAATCATACTGACGGTGGATTTGAGTTGGTTCGCGAGGTCACGGAATCTGGATTGATCGTTTTAGTCGCCGTACTGATCAAGCCGACCAAAAAGGGAATATATCTCGTTAAATCAACCTATCCCATTGACTACAATAAGCTCGGGAACCGTGTTCGCCGTGGACATCTCATATCCGTACAATAAAAAACCCCGCCGTTAAGCGAGGTTTTTTATTTCCGCTAGGCTGCCAACTTCCTAGATCTCTTCACGCTTGCGCGCTACTAACCCTTACGGGTGCGTGGGGAGGCCGTTCCCACCTCGAAACTTTATGTACGTTTTATATACTCCAAGGAGTACATTCAGTCAACCACTTGCTGATATCGTCAAGCATCAGTTGATACCGCCTGATATTATATGATGCGTCCATCGCGCCCATACAAGCCCTTCACTTCGGCACTTCGACAAGCTGAAAAGATGCTCCAGGGAAAAAGCCATCGCCGATTTCCAAACTGTTCGGCATCATCCGCATGTTCATCACCGGATTCTTGAAACGAACCGTCGACCCGACTGCGATGTATGACGGCAGAAATGGCTCGATCTTCACCTGCATGCTCGTGCTGGCTGATGCCGCATCAGTGGCGATGCGAGCGATGAAGTTGTAATCGCCGGTCGATAAGCCAATCAGGTCGCCTTCGGTCAATTTCAGACCAGACGCCACGCCGTTGAATGTCAGCGTGTTTCCGTTGATCGCGGCTAGCGTCGCAGTGCCGGTAATTGCCGGGTTATTGGCGTCACCCCAATAGGATTGCGGCACACATGCGTCTTTCGGGGTATAGTGAACCGTGACCATGCCGCCGCGACAGCGATCTGAAAACGCCTCAAGTCGCTTTCGGTCGGCAGGGCTGAGCGATATTATACTCGCCGTCCACGACCAATATGGATCGCCGTTCTCAATGAACGAAACCGCCCGTTCGCCGTAGCGAGACGTTGAGATGGTGCGGTTCAGCTTGAGTGGACTCGCCTGATAGTTCAGGCCTTCAGGAAGGGTTTCAGCCATTTCAGAACTCCCCGACGGCCGGGGTGCATTCCCGCACCGGCAATGGATCAGTTATGAATGCCTTTGTGGCCGCGCCTTCCATGACCCAGAACTGAATACCCGGAAAACGACGGGCCATGCGCTGTGCGAAGTCATTCGCCTCTTCCTGATCGAGAAAGCTGACGATTGGCGTTTTCTCATCGTCTTGAAGCACGCGAATTTCGCCGGACTGTGCCGGGGCTGGCGTCACGAAATAGATGTTCATATTTATCTCCAGAAAGAAAAAGGGCGGCCCGAAGACCGCCCATGTTAAATTCAGCGCCGCAGCATTCCGCGGCTATTGGCTTGTTTGACCCCCTGCGAGACTGCGTTCGCGAAGTAAGGCGTTTTTTGCCAGGCCATGATGCCCTGCTGCACTCCCTGCTGAACCATTGTGGCCACTTCAGCATTTCCTGTCGCGCCATTGACGTTGACGTTGATAATCGGGGCACTGTTGACGGAATTATCGGTGCGCGAGTTATCGACGCTGGAGTTGCCGGCCAACTGCGCCACACTCGGGATACTCGGAACTGGAATCGGAGCCGAAGAGATCCTTGGTGCTGAAAAACCAATCCCACCGCCATCGCGCCGCTGTGGCAGCTTGCCGGCGTTCATGGCTTCCAGGATGGGCAACCACTTCTGCGTCGCAGCGGCGTTCATCATGAACTCGCCATTCGACCCCCATAGCAACACCTTATCGTCACGTGGTCCGCCAGGGCCACGGATACGGCCGCCGCTGTCATAGCCAGGTATCTGGCCGCCGTCTTTCCGTCCGATCAGACTGCCGATGCTGTTAAAGAAGCCGCCAAAAGCTCCGCCACCCATGCCGCCAGACGACGGCTTGAACAGTGCGTCAAAGCCAGCGTTTAGAAACAGGTCGGCCAAGCGATTGCCGATGTTCTTCAACGCGTCTGCTAGACTGTTAGCGCCAGTAATTGCGCCGATGGTGCTGCTTTTGAACGACTCGTAAAAGTCATTGGCTGCCTGCTCGACACGTTGCTGACGATCTTCGACCAACTGCAAGGCAGCAGCCTCCCGCCCATAGGCTTCCGCGACCTCATCGATCTGCCGCCGCTGCTCTGCCGATATCTTGATTTTCGACAGATCCGTCTGGCCCTGCTTGATCGCCTCGTCCTTGAGCTTCGCCAGGGCGGCCTGTTCAAGATCCATTGCGATCCGACGTTTCTCTTGCTCGGCAGTGGACTTGCCGACCATTTCTGCTTCCGCCGCTAAAGCCGCCGTGCGATCCTTCACAGCCTGAATATCGCTGTCGATCTTCTGGTCGGTCGACTTCGGCGTAGCCTTTTCTTTCTTTGGCTTCTTACTTGTTCTAGCCTTGTCACCAGCCAGTTCCGCCTCGGCAATTCGCTTGATCTGATCTGCGGTCAGCTTCTGATTATCAGATTCCGACCTACGCCGAACCTCGGCGATCTTATTTTCTAACGCGAACTGATCCTTCCCGAGTTGAGCTTTGCGCAATGCATTACGCTCATATTCCTCGGCGGCAGCATTTTCGGCACGGCGTTGGACGATATACGGGTCGGCAGTCGCCCGAGTGGCTTTCGCTTCGTCAGGGCCGCGGGGGTTGGCCAATTGCATAGCGCGGCCGGCATCCTGAGCCGTCTTAATGACAACGAGCATCTTGGTGATGAGGCTGTCAAATTGACTATGCAACCAATCGAAGGACGGCTTGCCGTCTCCAATTTCCGTCAGGCGCTGTTTTAGGGCATCCGCACCGCGACCAGTCTTGGCGAACTCATCGATAAGCTTTGAAAGTTCATTATACTGTTCCTGCGAGATAACACCGACGCTGGCTGTTTCTTGCAGCATTCCTTTCAAACTGAGGATTTCTTCCCCGACCTTACCGACATTCGCCTCAAGCTCGTTCCCGAAACGGGTTGAATAGGACTGAAGCTGGCTGATGCCGGTAACCGACTCCCGAACTTTATCGAGCAGTTCGACCACACCCATACTGACATTAGTATTGCCAATATCGGTCAATTTCTTTTGAGCATCGCTCGCCGAAATTTGGAACGTCTTAAAATCTTCAATCAACTGCACAATTTCGCGACGCGCCGATTTATCTGCATCGGACATCGAGAGATTCTGGATGACGTTTTGCAAGGGAGATGCCGCGTTCGCTGACAGGAGATCGAGTTCGTCGCCCTTGCCGAAAAGGCTTCCGAGACGACCGCCGCCAGACCGTAAGCGCTCTATTTCGTCATTGATATTCTTGAGTTTGCGTACGCGTTCTGCTGATGAAAGCTTATCCAGCGACTCGGCAGCCTGATCGATCCCATCGGCAGCCTTCGGCGCCACCAAACCCAGCTTTTCCATCTCAGCGCGAAGAGTATCGGAATTATGACGCGCTTCGACGGCCTTAACGGCATAGTTCCCTACCGCCAACACAACGGCACCGCCGATGATTGCTCCCAAGGGAGCGGCAGCAGCGCCCAATGCGCCGAAAGACTGTACAAGTCCTGCCGCACCTTGCGCAGCTTTCATCGTTTGGTGGAACTTGACCAACGCAGCAGTCGTCGTGCCGAGCGTGCGGACCATGGAAGCCATGGATCGTCCGACAAGTGCGCCCGCAAAAACAGCCGCTACTTGCAGCCCCGCATCCGCCACCTTGTCGAAGTTGTCGGCTATAATAATCAGGCCCTTAGAAACACTCGCAGAAGCACCGCTCACTTGGTCCGCATTGCCGACATACTGCAGCATTGCATTATTCAAGAGTGTGAAGCCGTCGCCGATTGTCGCCGGCATTTCCTCAGCTTCTCTGCGCAAGGTCATCATCTGACTGGTGAGCGCCTTGACGATCTGATCGCCTGTAATCTTACCCTGTGCACCCAGCGCACGAAGACCGTTGGTCGTAGTGCCAAGGCCAGCGGCGAGAGCCTCGGCAACGCGTCCACCATCGGCAAGGACTGTATTGAGCTGATCGCCAGAGAGCTTTCCGAGCGCCATCGACTTGCCCAAGGCGTCAATGACACGAGCCGCACGGTCACCCTTGGCGCCAGACACCACAAGAGCGTTATTGAGCGCTTCAGTATAATCCAGCGACTGGTTGGTGCTGTAGCCAAGCTCCTTCAGCGCTGTGGAGCTCGCGAGATAGCTTTCTGTCGTCTGCGTTAAGTCTGAATATGTCCGACGCGCCATTGCGCCGAGACGATCCATGACCTTGGCCCCATTATCGACGGAGCCAGAAGCGAGGTTGACGCGCGATGTGAGGTCCGTCCACGCGTCGGTCATCTTGCGCAACTCGTTGGCCCCAAGAATGGAGCTGATTGCTGCGATCCCCTTGCTAATTCCCGTTCCTATAGGACGATTGAACGCTGCGTCCATCTGCGCGCGCAGCTTCTTCGCTCCCTCCTCGATTTGCTTGAAGTCAGCGTTTGCCTTTTTTGCAATTTTGTCGAATGCACTGTCGGAACTGCGCCCCATAGCTTGGAGCATCTCGTCCATTCGCTTCTGGGCACGCCGCATCGATGCGACATCTGATGAAATAGAAAGAATAATATCGGAATTGTTTTCTTCGGCCACGCGGCTCTCCATAAAAAGAAAAAGCCCGCGCTAGGCGGGCTTTCGAGGGGTTCCGTATTTCGCGATCAAGTCGTCGATCTGGCTTTCGGACGGTGGCGCGACTTTCTTTTTGCCGCCGCGGGCTTCAGTGAAACCATCAAGTGCGGCGAGGAATTCACTCATCGAGGATTTCCAGAACGTTGTCGGCGTCCAACGAAGGATGCCAAAAGCTGCCTGCTGCCACTCTCGCCAAGGAAAATCGGCAGCTATGCTTTTTCCTTGGCTTCCCCGTTTCCCGGTTCATCCACGAAATGATGAGAGAGTGCGGCATGGAAGGCTTGGGAGAGAATCGGGAAGTGACTGAGTTTCAGCGACCCGATGGCCGCATCAGCGTCGCCGCGAATGGTCAGATGCCGCAGGCCGGAGATTGCTGCCGCAACCTCAGATTCAGACAGGCGATCAAACAGATCATTCATCGACTTACAGCCGAGCTCGGTCGATACCGCTGCAAGGCCGCCCATGGTCGCCGCCAGAACGATGTCGACGTCACCAATGGTGACGCCAACTTCGCCGCGTGCTCCGTTTACCGGAAGCACCATGATTAAACCTCAGCCGTGAAAGTCAGCGGACCTGCCGCTTCGAAGGTAGCGCTGAAGTCCATATTGCCTTCCTGCTCGCCGGAGAATTCAAAGTCCGTGACGAACCAAGGGCCTTCGTAAGAGCCGAGGCCAGGAACAATGACGATTGCGTTGAAAACCTCGGCATCGTTCACCTTGCCGATGAAGTATGCCGATTTCGCACCTGCAACGAACTTGCCGGAACCGGTAAAGGTGCGCTGCTTGATACCCGGCACGCCGGTCTTCTGAGGCGTTGCGCCGGGATTTTCGCAATCCGGAATGGTCGTGTCGACGGAGTTTGCCGACATATTGAACGAACGCGTCTGCAGGCCGCAGAGGTTCGTGAAAGTTTCAGGACCTGGGGTGGTGTTGCCGTCGCCAATCTGAATGAGGAGAAGGCGACCAATCTGCTGACCATCGGCCATTTTGATATCCTTAAATGCAAAAAGCCCGCCGAAGTGGCGGGCTGTGGTTGAACTGTGTTGTTTTGGGAGGTGAGCTAGGACAGGCGTTCTGTCCTGGCGGTAAACTCGACGACACCATGGAGGTGGGCGTCATCCAGGTCTTTGAAGACTTGCGTTCGGTTGTGGTCGATGCTGATAAGCCGATATGACGGCATCGTCAGGCTGGCTTCAGTTAGCGCACCCTCCACAGCCCGTGCGATCCGGCTGGCCTCTGCCCGGCTGCTGCCAGCCGGTGCTTTCGTCCATATGTGCAATGTGACGTATATCGTCCGGCCCGATACGCAGGTTTTGTCGTCTCGATGGTCGTCAAAGTCGCCAATCTCGACATACGGCGCTGTCGTGTCGGACGGCACGACGTCATAAATCTTGCCACCGACGAGTGTTTGCAGGTCTGGCCAAGCTTTCAAACGAGAAACAATAGCACCCTGCAATGCCAGGCTTTCGCTATCGCTCATTTCTTCATCGCCTCTCTGATCGCCTTATTCATCGCCGCACGAATGCGTCTGACGGCTTTCTTCCGCATGCCGCGCCAGACTGGGAAGATATGCGGCTGCGCAGGAGTGGCGGCATGAGCGCCCTTGGCCTGCGTCATAACGGTGCCGGACTTGTATCGACGATCAACGCGGGCCGCAGTGCCAGCACTGGCTTTGGTGCCGTATTCCAAGAACCGCCAGATCCAGTTTCCATAAATGCCGACCGCGTTAGGGTCGGTCGATTTGCGAGCGCCGAAGACCTTCTTATCTGGATTGTCGCTCTGCTTGGCGGCGTGGATGCTATCTCTGTATTCGCCTCCGCCATTGGCGCGAACTGGAGCGCGCGCCTTGATGGCTTCGGCAACTTCTTCAGCAACCTGCAACTGGGCTTCGGCCATCTTTTCGATCGCCTTCGGCGCGATCTGCCGAATCTTCTTCATCAGATCGGTGCGCTTAAGCTTCGCACGAACCACCATCAGGCGACCTCGTTTTCGATAACCAGCATTTCGAGAAAGCGGTTTGTTTCGTCGGGATTGACGATGGTTTTAATGCCAAAAACGCGATTTGGGTTTTCGCCGGTCTTGCCTGCCCGAGCATCATAGGCGCGCCAGGAGGCCGTGACCTGTCTCGCTGCTGTGCTGCTGTAGATCATCAAGTTATAGGGCTGTTTTGAAACCAGCCTTGATGCAACGAGGCTTTCAGCATTGCCGCCAAACTTCGGTTTCAAACGGGCTGGCACTGTGAATTGGTCTTGCCACTCGCCGCGGGTGCCGCCGAAGCCATCATCAATCTCGACCCGTTTGGCAAAGGTAATGCGGGCGTTCAACTGGCCGATTGCATCAGCTCGATACTTCGTGTCTGCCATCATCGACCTCTTCGGTAATTGCAAAGCAGGCTGTCAAAAGCCGACCATTCGACCGTCGCACTGTTAGCCCGAACGAGGTAAGCATCGGCAATCCACAACAGCATGGCGTGACGAATAGATGCTGGAAGTGGATTGAAACCTGCGTTCAGGGTGGCCGATACACGAGAGCCCGGCCTAACAATCGGCCAATGGCTTCCGTATGCGGGTGCAATTGATGGCTCAACACCATCGCTATTCAAGACATATGCATCAACGCTTACGGTGCTCTTCGATCCGTCGAGAGCGATATATTCGATCCTATCGACTTCTGTTACCGGACCAACCGACAGACGAGACATGTCGGAAAAAGCATCACAGGACGCTTCGATTTTTTGCCCGGCGACGACGATCCCGCAATACTTCTCAACAAAGTCAGATGCGGCCGTAATGAGCGATCGGATGTAAACGTCATCATCGTCGTGCATCACATTCAAATGGCGCTTTACATCCTCAAGCGCGATGACATCGGCCGTCGGTTCTTGCGCGACCTTATACGGATGCCACATTCGATCGGCCTCGCTTCTCGCGCCTCTCCCCATTGGGAACGGATTTCACAGCACGTTCGACTTCGCCATCATCTGTAGCGGGAATAGCAAAACCAGCGTTGATGAGGCGGATCGCTTCGGCCTCGGCAAAGTCGGCGACGGCGCCGGGTTCGAGCGTGTAGGTCGGCCCTGACAGACTGGTCGTAATCGTAATTTTCATGAGCGTCCCCAAAAAGGAACGGGGCGGATAAACCGCCCCGAAGATTGATTAGCCGCCAGATGCAGCGTTTACGAGATGCTTGACCGCAGCGGTATCGCCGAGCTCACCGTCAAAGCGGATGATGCCGGCAATGCCGAGATCCGGCCAGAAGCGCTCGCGAAGAACGCCAATCACCGGAGAACCGACCTTTCGGACAAAGTACTTGCCGAAGTCACCGAACACGATTGGCTTGTTGCCCGCGCCGATGCCAGCCATTGCCTGGTTGATGCTGTATCGATAGCCAAGCAGGGTGCCGGGCTCGCCCTTCGTGATGTCACCCATCGACCAGATGTAACGACCTTCGTTATCCTTGATCTTACGGACCGAACCAAGGGTAAGGTCGTTGAACATCCAGCGCGTTTTCGGGCTCTGGCGATAAGCTGGGTCGACCGAATGCAGCAAGTCGATCAGTTCGTCAGAAGTGATCGCCGCCGAGGCAGCCGTTTCCTTGCCAAGCGAAGAGGCGGTGACGAGACCGTTCGGGCTGTCAGTGCCGGTGCCGATGGTCAGCTGCTTGTTTGCAATACGACCAAGGCGCTCGCCCAGAAGCTGGCCAAGCAGGGCTTCAACGCTGAAAATTGAATCCTGTGCAAGTTCCATGGAGAACTTGACGAACTCAGTGTCGTAAACGAACGCGTCAAGATTCTTCTGACCGAACGTCACATCCTTCCCGCCATCGTCGGTCAATGGCGTTCCTTCGGTATGCTTTTCGGCTTCAACTCCAGTGTCATCCACCGTCGGAATGTTGATACGATTACCAGCGGAAGTAACGATCTCGGTCGCGATGTCCTCATCGTACATCGGGCCCCAAGCCTTCATAGACTTGACGATCTCGTTAGCGAGCTCGACCGGTACGGTGTAGCCGCCGGCGGCGTTGGTCGCCGTTACCTGCGTACGGGTCTCGGAGGCGGGCTGAACGGCACGCTTTAGAACGGCGCGCTCTTCTCCCGACAATTCGCCGATATCGGCATTGTTGGCGAGGAATTTATAGAACACGGAACGATATTCGATTTCGTCGCCGACATCGCTACCGCGACCTTCGGAATCGGAAATCGGGCGCTGTCGTGCTCGCTCATCTGCTGCGCGCGCTTCAATTTCAGCGAGAGTCTTCTCGCGCTTGATAAGATTTTCGATCTTATCAAATTCCGTCATGATGCGGTCATGGCGCTCGGTCAGTTCAGAGGATCGCGCTTCGTCGGTGTTCGACTTGATTTCGTCGAGGGCTTCGCGAGCCTGCGTGACCAAACGGCCGCGCTGCTCGTGCAGTTCGGTAAGAGACATTAGATTTTCCTTGAAGATAACGGTTTTGCTCTGGCCTGCTATGCAGACCCTCCGGCATGCCGGGTAATGGTCACGACATCAGGCGATGCCGCGAATTCTCTGTTCAAAAGAGGCGCGTTTCTCAGCGATACGGCGGGCGGCTGCCGTTCGATTTTCATCTCGGCGCCGCGCTATAGTCGCATCAGCCTCGGCTCGCCACGCATCTAACGAGCGTTTCGCCAGATGAGTGTCTTCGTAAGCGGGGGTGGGAGTGGCAGTGACTTCGAAAAGCTCCGCCTCAAGAATGGTGCGATGAGGAATCGCGCCCGTATCGTCCCATTCCTGCTTCGTTACCCGCATTCCGAAGGACATGCCCGTGATGTCACCTCGCTCGACCAGTTCCCATAGATCGTTACCGTCAGTAGTGTTGGGCACATCGATTTCTACGTGAAGCCCGCGAGTATCTTCCTTCAGCCTCAGGGTGTTGCTTTTGGTCCGACCCAACACCCGACCTGAATCGTGATGCAGAAGGGCAAGGATGTCGCCGCCGATCGACCCGGAAAATGCGCCGGGCGCAATCCGCTCGACGAAATAGTCGCCGATGGTCGTATTGCTATTCCAGATAATCGCGTATCCGGTCAGCACACGTTTACTGTCGTCTGCGCGGGTCTCTACGCCGAGAGACCCGCTACGTTTTTCAATTTCGGTCATGCTGCAGCATTTTCCTCAACAGAATTGTCGTTGTCAGGGGGTTGAGCGATCGCCGGTTGTGTCCCCAACGGGACGGTCGCGCCCTGAATATGAAGCTGATCCGCTGCCCCGCCCTTGGCTGGCAAGTTTTCCAGAGAACGCACTTCATCTGGTGTCCGGATACCGTTTTGGATTGCCACCCCATAACCGTCCATGCGGCTCTTGAAGTCACCACGGAGAAGCCCATCCAGATTGTGGCGGATGTAGCGAGTGCCGCCCGCAACCTCGAATATCTTCAGGTTCATCTCGTCTTCGAGAGCCTTGGCCCATTGCATGATCAGGTGTTTGACGAGATGCAAATCCTGCTGTTCTGCATTCGAAAAGCTCGCATGCGTGAGATCTTGCAGGAAAACAGGTGGAAGTTGCCAAGTGCGGGCGATTTCTTCGACCTGAAAGCGGCGCGCGTCGATCATCTGGCCCTTGGCGGGGTCATAGCCAACCTGGGTCAACTTGTGGCCGGGCGGCATTGGAAAGATCGGCTTTTCGCTCTTTCGGGCTTCGTCGATTGCGCGATGAATATCACCCATCGCCCGTTGCATGGCCGCTCCGCCTTGCGGCAAAGGACCTTCTAGCGCCAGTGGCGGCACGCCGCCGCCGGCAAAGAAGTTCGACCCATAGTCATTCATGGCGATAGCAAGCTGAATCGCCTTGGCTGCCTGAGCGATAGGGCCGAAATGCCGAATGCCATCAGCCCGCAACATAAACGGTACGTCTATGACATCGGCGGCTGGATATTCCTGGTTGTCAAATCGGTAGACAACAGCCAGACCTTTTCGCTTCACAGTGGTTTTGGTCGGGTCCATTGGCCACAATGCCAAAACTTCTTTTCCCGATCGCTCGATCCAAGCCAGACCACGGCCGCCAGTAAAAACCTGCTGCCAAAAGTACTGCCAGAACTTGAAAGCGCCCATATCCGAGTTGGGGGCTGTGTTCACAATGGTCTCAAGCTTACCGCCCAGGCGTTTAGAGCCGCCTTTGCCATCACGATATGCGTGACGAGGCAACGCGGCCATTGTACGGGATAGAAACGAAACCGCAGCAAGAACCGCAGGAACGGTCAAGGCGCTTTCGATCGTGACAGATGGAAGGTTGACTGCTTGGACGCCAAAGTAAGCCAGGAAATTTTCGGCGCTAACCGGTACACCCGCGTTTTCAGGGCTGGCGCGCTGCTCGATATCGGCTTCTCGTCGCGAACGCGAGAACCGCTGAAGTATCCTCATGAGGCTGCTTTCGTTAGAGTAAATTCTGGGTCGTCCCATGGCGATTGCGAGGACTTGACCTCGATAGGTGTATCGGCTGCAAAACCCGTAACCATGGCTAGGGCCACGGCAGTATCTATGCGTACCGATGCCTTGGTTTTCACGAACCACCGGTTATCAAGCGGATCGCGATCAAAGGTGGCGCCCATCAGCGCAGTCATGAGAACAGGATTGCGCCGAAGCCTGACGCGACCGTCGATTATGGCGTTCTCAAGCTCTGTGACAGAGCCGGGCATCCATAAACCTTGAGGCTCGGGCAGACCGGCTTCTTTTGCCGCTTCGATCTTCTTGTCGCTGGCCTTCGACCGTCGTTTGCCGCCCTGTGGATGCGGGATGTGCTCGACTTCAACACCGATTGCGTCCAGTTCCTCGCGGAACTTGTCATAAGCGTATCGGTCGTATGCGATGCCCTCGATGTCGAATTCCTGCGACAATTGCGCTACCCGCTGCGCGACGAAATCGTAGCGGATACGGCTGCCAGGCGAGGAATTCAAAAATCCCTGATCGACCCAAACATCGTAAGGCGCCTTGTCGGCTAGCGAGCGTGCCTTCAGGGTTTCTGCTGGCGTCCATGCTTCGATCCATGCGTCGAACGTTGGCAGTTCTATGGTGCTACCGTCTTCCCGTTCCATGGTCTTCGTGCCGGTTTTCACAGCACATGCAAGGGCCGTCATATCGCGCGCGGCTGACAAGTCGACGGACAGGAACAACTGTTTGCCGCGATGTTCACCGATCGGATCGAAATCATCCATAACGGCTTCGACAGTCTCACGCGGCATCCATGCCTTGTCGGCTGAAGTCCAAACGCAGAAATGCAAGCGCAGAATGCCGTTCAGTTTGCCGGGTATCTGCTTGGCCTGCGCCACGACGCCAGCTAGATATTCTTCCGTCAGGATCACGCCGAGAAGCGGGTTAGCCTTCTTCCAGCAAGACGGGTCTTCTAGCGGGTCGTCGCCCTTGTCCAGAGCGCAGACATAGGCGAACGTCGTGTCATCGATTACCTCCCCGACATAGGAGAAGTCATCATCTGGCGTTCTTGTGCCAGCAACGACGCGAACAGCATGTTCATGCTCTTCCCAGCAAACCGAGTTTCGATCACTGCCGCTGTTCGTGATCATCACCAGCAGCGGTTGCTGGCGAAACTTGAAACCACGTTCCAGCATTTCCATGACCGAGCGGTCAGGATGCTCATGCACCTCGTCACAAAGAGCGAAATGTGGTCGCGGACCAGAGCCTGTCTTCCCGGCGTCCTTCGAAATCGGCCTGAAGAACGATTTCTTCTCGTGGAATGCGATATTAAACTCTTTCCCAAGGCCACCGCTGAATTTCAGGCGATTTACCAGTTTTGTGGCTGACCGAGCCATCTTCACAGCATCTTGGAAGAGGATTCCGGCCTGCTCCTTTTTCGCGCCGGCCGCATAAATTTGCGCACCCGCTTCCCCATCTGCCATCAGGCCGCAAAGGCCAAGCCCGCCAGCAAACGGCGACTTACCGTTACCCTTGCCTTCCTCGATGTAGGCACGGCGGAAGCGACGTTTTCTTTCCGAGTTGACCCATCCGAAGATCGAACCAAGTTTGAAGGCCTGCGAGGCATGCAGCTTGAACGGTTTACCGTCGAACTGTCCGTCGTTGAGCTTCAGTCGCTCTTCGAAAAACCGCATCACCTTGTGAGCTTTTGCGTCATCCCAGAAAAAACCGCGCTCATGTGCTTGCGCCAGATCATCGAAATGACGCTGGCAAGCATTGCGAACGTGTGGCCCCGCAATTTCAACACCATCGAGCACGGCACGCGCATAAGAATTTACGCGGTCGAGCGCCGGCGTCTCAGTCATCTACCAAATCGTCCTTTTCCTCGCCGTCATCCGGCATCGAAACCTTTGTCGCATCGGAAGGCGTAGCGCCCATCTGGCCTAGACATTGCCGCAAAAGGTTCAGTGCCTGCACGCCGACCTCCTCATTCGCGATAACGCGTGTTCGGATCGTGGTGGCGATTTCTAGGAGCGACCTATGGGAGCCATTCAGCCAAGGAAGTTCCCTGCAGAACAAATTCCAAACTTTGCTCTGATCGGCGTTCATCCATTTCGGTGCCTTGCCAATATCGGCGTTGACCTTCGGCTCTTTCCGCTCCTTGTAGCGCGAGGAATGCGTCACATCGCGCCCCTCAGCCTTTGCTTTGGCGAGGGGATTTCGTGGGTTTGCCATCGAATCCTCATCTCAACTTTTCAACTGGTTTTGCGTGCGTTCTCGCCCATCGCCGGTTCCCCGCTGTCGATGGACGGAGAGACCGAGATAGCCCCCGGGGGTGCGTCTTTTCGGTCACATCACCCGATGGGCCACCCTTCGGCGTCGAATCTGATGACGGTCTGACCAAGGTCTTCGCGCTGCCCATCACGATCGTGGCAGGGCTTGCAAAGCGACACGAAAGGTCCGGTCCAGAACTTGTGTTCATTGCCCTTGTGACCACCTTCGCCGTGATGAACGACAGTAGCTGGTTCAACGATTTCCGATTGAAGGCAATATTCGCATAAGGGTTGCATTCGAAGCTGTACTTCGCGGATGCGTCGCCACTTGGCTGACTTATAAAGCGCGCGGTACTTCTTCGCTTCCGCTCTTCGTAAATCTGCGCGCGTATTTTGGCTGTAGGTGCTTTCCATTTACTATATGACCTAAAAGGCTTAATTGGCCAATCGAAGCGATTTGCGAGGAAGGGGTGCCAAAATGATTGTCCAATGCAAAAGCTGTGAAGCTCAGAACAATATCGAGCTAAAGTACTCCTCGTTCGGACCGGCGAACCAAGAACGAGAAGAGGCCTATTGTGGTCGATGCAGCGCATTGCTTGGCAGCTACAAATGCCTGACGTTGGAGGTTACGTTGGCGGACGATACTCCACGCAACGAGGGATAGATGACCGGGAGCGCCGGGGACAGCGCTCAACCGGCTCCGTTGCTTCGATGGGAGGAGAGACCATCTAGGCAACTACAGTGGCGGGAAAGGAGCAAACCGCCACTGATCTGAAATGGAAAAAGCCCGGCTTGTGACCGGGCTTTGAATTGTTTTCTCGTCTCCCTGTTACCCCTTGGGAACCGGTTTGACTTATAAGTCACGCGGCTTGGCGCACCTTCTGCCGTTCCAGACGTGCGCGGGCCCGATCGACATTCATGATGGCCTGTCTTGCCTCTTTGCGCTGGCGGCGCTTTATCTTATCCCATGTCTCACGCAATCCGTTGATTGATGCATTAATCAAAGCTTTCCCGGCAGATGATGCCTGCACACCTTTAAAGCCACGCGCCTCACCGATTTCGGTCAAAGTCTTCCCTCCCAGAACAGCATCTTCGAACGGCGCCAACCCAACGCCCAATGCAGCCCGTAATTCCTCCAGAATGGGTCGCATATCGATTTTCGCAATCATCACATTTTCATTAAACTTCACGGCGAATGGGCGTGCCTTGACCTTCGTATTGTCATCGGCAACCGCATACTTTTTCGGCGGGTGTGTCCATCCAAGATCCGAGTTGCTGCGCTTCCGCACTTCCTTGTATTCGATCTCGCCGCCAGGCACTGTGTTATCTTGCCATCCATTGGCCGCAGCATCGTCAACATCCTTCTCGCCTTCAAGCTTAAGAGAGCGATATTCCTTCTCCATACTGCTGTCATAGCCGTAGTCGAAACCACGTAATGGCTGGCTGACTATCAAGCTGCAAAGGCCGCGATAGAATTCAACGACTTCAACATCCTCATGGCGCTTCTCTCGGCGAAGCTGGCGAAGAAGCTCCCATCCTTGCAGGTTATCGTTCGCCGCAGAACCAACCAGACCGGCGTGCCTGCGATTGATACGCTCGACCGCTGCAATGATTTGACCGTCTGACACGACCCGTGCATGCTCCGCCATCGCGTGCATCAAAGCCCGCTCTGCTGGTGTATGTTCTTCCTTCATTTTCCCCTCCGTCCAAGTTTTTGCGACCTTGTAGGTATTGTCCGTCCCTTCGATCCGTTTCATCCAATCAACCCGTCGTGGGTCCGTGACTGACGATCGGCGTATGACCTTGCGCGGCTCTAGCATTGGAAGGCCGTGTTCGTCACGGACCAGTGCACCGGATTGGTCGCGTAGCCAGCGCGTTTTTGTACGATAAGGATTCTGAACCGGTCCGACTGGAGCAGAAAAGATGTTGATCGGTGTAGTGCGGCGCCCAAAAATAGCGCCCTCGCGCATTTCCTTCACAGCGAGATGGGTGTCGTGCGCATCAGTCGCTGCGTTCTCAATTCCCATTTCCCGGCGCTGGTATTGTCGCTTGGTTGCAGGGTCGCGGCGACCAAGTAAGCCGTTCCGTAGCACAGTCAGCCAATTTACGTATTGGCCCGGCTCGAGCTCGATCATCAGCGAGGCATCGGCTGGCGTGGTGCTCATGCTGCTTCTCCGTCGCGAAGGTCCGGACGCTGCTCATACAGTTTGTCCCGCGATATCCGCTTCCCTCGCAACGCGCCGTCATTATGCTGCTCAGTTGCATCCATCGGCTGGGGTGAATACGCGCTGGTGCCTACACGGCGAGGTTCGCGAAATGGCACCTTTAAATCTGACGCTCGCCAAGCTGCCCGACATGATGCTGTAACCCGTGCGACCTTGGCCTGTAGTTCCTCCAAAACAGACCGCTGGTGCGTGTCGTTGGACTGACGGCGGTAAGCCGCAGAAATTTGATAGATCGCGCCAAGCAACGCCGCAGATACCCAGGCTTTCGATTGCGAGAGTTGAGTGTATACGGGATTAGCTGGAAGCTCTGATAGCGACCATCCTTCTACAAAGGCAAGTTCGGCCAATCGCTGAAACGGGATGGTCGGGCGGTTTTTGTCGGCCGCCCATTTTTCGGCGATCGTATGCAGTTCCAGGCGCTCTAACTCTGGAACGCCAAAAAGGGCAGCGTGAATATTCTTCTGCAAATGAGACATGAAGTTCCTCGTGTTGTGGTGTCGGCTGGTGAGGCCTATTGTGATGGTGTGGTGGTTTGATAAATGCGGTGTTAATGGCTTTGCAGAAACCTGTCGGCCTCTTCGTCCGCATCGACGCAGGGAAGTCCGATAGATTGTGCCAGCGCCTGGGCATCATCTCTCGATAGCCATGCCGGGGGGATATAAGTTCTACGCTCTTTGCAAAGGGCTACCATCCTCCTGATATCTTTTTCATATCCGGGCATGCGCTGCATTTTTACGCCCCATGATGAGGTTGCTACCCACGCCTCATGGACGAGCGCGACGTCGACTGGAGTTTCAGATACCCACCAGTCTTCTGGGTTGTCGCCGTACTCAATCGCAGATTCATTCAGGTCACGCCCTTCAGCGGTGCAGTATCCGTAATGATCCGTCCAACGGATGACGCCAATATCTTCAACACGAAAACCTAGCGCCATCCGGCGGAGCGATATCGCAGAAGCCTCGCGATCTGAAAGTACGATATTCGCAACCTCTCCCGTCTCTTGATTTTTGCCACAGAAGGTAATTTTTCGAAGGCAGTGAGGAACATCAATTCTCGACGTAAACCACGCCAGCGGAGGGAAATCCTTACAGGGCCGTCGCGCTTCAACGCTCTGTGAAATGTGCTTCCCCATATGAGGGTGAAAAGCCGGATTACCCTGTCCTTCCAATTCAATCTTTCCGGACATCCAGATAAGGTTCGTTCGTAAGATGCTGGTGTGATGAAACACAATCTGCGGACCAGATTTTTTTCGTTTGGCTTCGCCCATAAATATTCCTCCGTTTGCGCCGCGTTCTGTCAAACTCCTCGCGCGCGCGTGAATACACGCAAAAATGACGTCTATTTTTGCCTTTTTGGGTGACACCCTATGTATTCTCCACCCAACCTTTATATAACTATATGATATATATATATTTTTCTATATATATACGTAGGTAAAGGTGGGGTGGAAGGGTGGGGTAAAGGCAGTCAAAAGACGGGGTGGAATTTCCAATGAACAGGGATGGGCATTGAATTTCCCCTCCCTATCTTCCCCGCGCCGTCCAACCGCTCTTTTACCATTGGCTATGCGCCTACCTCCAATCCAGTCGCACCCTCGGGGAAAAAGCCTCTTGCCCACCATCTGACCTGCGTTTGACCGCTCTTTGCCGGCGCGCTCATAAACTTTGCATCCCCTGATGCTATCAGATCATCAAGAATTTCGGCCAAGCGCTGAGTGCGGATGCCGCCCTGTAGGTTCTTCTTCAGCTCCCTGTGCGGCAAGCCCGCTTTACCCCTGCGAATGACCATATTACGGACCCGGATATATTCGGCCGACAGATGATTGTCGGCTACGTTCTCGTCCGCACCTTTTAAAAGCAGCTTGAACGAGTGCTCGGCAACGGCATTCGCCCACTGTTGGATTTCCATCGTGATAATCGGCTCGCGGGGATTGGCACCAACCGCCACGATCAGGGCAAGTCTGGCCGCATTCTCACCGACTCGGTTGCATATCGGTGCATATTCGACCTTCACCTTCTTTTTCATCGCACGCATACTGTCGTCGAATTCCTCAAAGAAATCATCGACATCAGATGACGCGTATTCAACCGTCACAATTGGATGAGGTTTAGTTTCACTGTCGGCATTCAATGCAAAAAACGGCCCTTGGTAAAGTGACTGCCCTCGACCGACGCCGCCTAACAACTCCCATACGGCATCAGAGATGTGTTGGGGTACGTTTTCATGGCTATTTTCTGGCCTGCGAACCTTTTTGGGATCTCTATCGCCAGCGTCGATCAGGACAAATCGACCAAGCAGACCTTCATCAATACTGGCACCCGTAAGCGCGGACCAGAAGGTTGAGGGCGTTGAAACTCCATGAACCGAAAAGCATGGGTTCTGGATGCTTTTAACATTGCCGTCAGCCTTTTCCTGTCCGCCCCAAAGCCCGGATGCAGCGCCTGTTAGCTCAAGCAAAGCTGTTGCAACTTCCTCACGGTGAGCCGGGGCTTTTTCACCCATATACTGCCGAATGAACTTCCCGAACTCATCTTGTTGCGCAAGGCATGCCGGCGCTCGCCGTAGCTTATTCGCCAACCCCGCCAGGCTGGCGATTTTGTCGGAAAAGACGAACTTCGTTACCTTATCGCCAGCCACCGTGCTGGACGCGATGCTCTGCACCGCACGAATGGTGATGTCCTTGCCGAAGCCAGATTCCGCCAAGCCGATAACGTATATGTTCGACCGCAACCCGGTCGGCCCTTTATACCGGCGACCGATCAGCGCCGATACGAAAGCCAGTGAAGATGCCAGCGAGAGGTGTGGCGATGGAAACCGCGAGCATGACACGATGAATTTAGCGATTTCTCCCACAGCGCCCGGTGGATAACAAAGGCTGAGCGGCAATCCACCTGCATCTGGCTGCGGGATCGAAACTTCAGCTTCCTCATCATCGTCATTAGCCGCTTCGACCTGCGCTGCTATCTTTGAGAAAGAAAGTTTGACCGGCTGGGTAACTTCCCACCCCAAGTCAGAAGGCGAACGGCCTAACTGTTCACACAGCCAGAAAGCAGCGTCCTTCGCAGATGCTGCACCGCCATACTCGCGCACAAGATCGATAGGCGTCAGGCCGCGTTCCTCGCCAAAATCCTGAATTCCGTCGGCGTGAATGGAAATATCTTCCTGTAGCCCACGGCCCAGTTCTTTGGACGTGACACGCCAAGCGCCAGTGCCGGACTCCTTGTGCGCCGTTGAGAAAAGCAACCGAACCCAAGCGTCGGTATTTTCGAGCGCAGCAGCATTTACACGGGTCCAGAAAGTCGAACCGCTCGACGCACGCGCAGATACTGGCGCGGCTTTACGCTCGAGCTCGCCAAGGTCAGCTAAGATGGCTTCTGCCGCTGACAGATAGTCGTCAACCTGCGCCGGCGTGATTTCAGGAAGGTCCTTGAAGGGTACTGCCATCGGATCACCACTGGCCCAGGTATAAGGCTGTTGTGTATCCGGGTGGCTGCCGTAGGCGACGAATTGCTGACCAGCGCCCAGCACCTCGATTTGGCACTTCTCGCCGTTCACGAGATAAACCGGCGTAGCCGCTTTCTTACGAGGCTCCGTTGCTCGGAAGATGAAAAGACACTTTGGTGCGCGGCCAGTGCGGCACGGAGCCTGCATGGCGCCGGTAGTTTGCATTAAAGCCGCAATGAGCTTTTCAGCCGCAATAGGATCAGGCGCGTCGATGTCGATAGCCACGACTTCGCCGGTCAAAATGCCGGTGTTCGCATGGTCGGCGTGCCCACGTTCCCACGCATCTATCGATGCGGTTGTCGGCGAAAGCTGCTGCCAGCCTTTGAGCTGAGGACGCTTACCGTTAACCGGAATGGGCTTATACCCGTTCGCAAGAACCGCGTGGCGGATTGCAGTGGGAGAAAGGTCAGGCTGCTGCGCGACGGTGTTCTGCATTGCTTACGACTGCTTTCCAATAAGGGAGGACAAGTTCTGCGATTTCATCGGCAAGCGGGATCGGCATAGATATCAGTTGCCCCAAATGATCGCGCGGCCCGTAGATGCGATAGCCGTTTCTGGTTTGGACGAGTTTCAGTCGTTGGACCTTCAACCCATTCGAAAACTCGGCGTCGAACCAAGCGAGGGTGTTCCCCGCGCCGGATCGCGCGGGGGTGAAATTGTGAATACGGATTGTCATGCTCAGGAGGCCGTAAAGATCAAATTGTGTGGAGTGAAGAACAGTTCACCATCATCAGCCCGACGCAACACTGCCTCCTTGCCGTGCAGCTCCGGAGAATCTTCAATCGCGGGCAAACCAACACTTTCGCAAAGGCGGCCGAGCTCTTTTTGCCCACGTTCTTGTCGACGGTAAATTGGGCTTTCCAAAACGATATCAATTTGGAATTCACTTTCGTCGTATCGGCCGTCGCAGAAAAGTGTGAGAATTGTTTCTTTTCCGATCTTATCAACCAATGTGTCCTCAATAATGAACGCGACAGCCGCGTGGTCCTGGACGGCATTCTGAAAGCGAGCTTTAGTGCTCAAGTACGATCGGGTGGCGGAATTATCAGCAGCTGATTTCATCAGTTTTCCTCGTGTTCAGGCGCGCGTCGACCCTTAGCGCGGGCGCTGCGCATGCGGTGGTTGTGGTGATGGGTGGTTAGGCGGCCGCTTCTGCCATTGCGGTTCGCCTTGCGAGCCAATCCGCAATGTAGATTACATTGTCAGGGTTTCCGTCCTCATCGACGAACGAAATCGGGAAAACGGTTTTGCCATCTCGACGACGGCGGTCGTTGAAGACCTGCAAAGCTGCGCCGTAATCAAGAGAGAAATCCCGACCTGCGAACTCTTCGATTAAGCTGGATAACGATATAAGGATATTCGTCTTCTCGAACGCCTCATCCACATAAACCGCAAGCATCCTCGGACCATCAACCAGTTTCGTGACCAGACGGATGTCTTCGCGAAATTCCGTTCGCTCAGTCATCGCAATGTCCATGATGATGGAGCGAGCGGCCCGCCATCCTTCAGCTTTGGTGATGCTCGGCATGATCAGGCCACCTGCTTTGCTACGGAGTTCTGGTTCGCAGCCTGCCAGGTCGATGTAGCAGCGCGCTCGTTTCGCCAAGCATCCAAGTCGGCAGTGTCATAGACAACAATTCGCCCGAGCTTGAAGTATCGTGGCCCGCCGCCAAAATGGCGGAGTTTATCCATGGTGCTCTTTGACAGGCCGAGATAGGTGGCGGCCTGCTTCACGCGTATATTGGTAGTCATGATATCTCCTCGTGCTTGGTGTGGTGAATGCCGAGTTGGTGGCCCAGCATTTAGATGGAAGGTGACTCCGATCAGTCTGTCAAGAAGCGCACTTCATAAGCGCTGAAACGTATTGAAAGCCCCTCGGATAAATGTAGTGTTAATGCTTCCCGCCGATTTTACTGGCGATGTTTCCTGCGATGATATCAGCGGCACGCCGAACCGGATCGACATCGAGATGCGCATACCGCTGAGTTGTCGACGCCTGCGAGTGCCCCAGCAGCTTTCCGATTACTGGTAGGCCGAGCCCTCCGCCTGCACCGACCGAAGCGAAAGTGTGGCGCAGATCGTGGATTCGTAACCCCTTAAGACCTGCTCTCTCGGAAATTGCCGCCCATGGTTTTTTAACGTCATGACGTGGCTTTTCTTCAGGCGTGCCGGCGCTCTCGCTGGACACGACATATTCGCCAATCTGCGGTATCGACTTAAGGACATCAATTGCTGCTTCCGAAAGCAC